AGTAGTCGGATATTTACGACCCGCAGTTGTTCCAATAGCAAAGGTGTTAAGAATAGATGTTGCACCACCAACAGTATCTCCAACACTCAGGTTGGTAGCTCCGCTTGCTGCTGTAATTACATCAATCACACAATCGATAATCTGAGAGTTTGCAGGAATAACAACGTCTGTCACAGACGCAGCTAATGCACCGCCAGATAGATCCGCTGCAAATGTCTGAGACATTACAACTTGACCGACGTTAGCAATGTCGCTTCCAAGAGTTGTACCAGTAGTGTGCTTGATTGTTCCCGCTTTAATCGGGCCTGAAAAAGTTGTTGTACCCATGTCAATCTCCTGTCTTGGGTTAGTCAGTTGCCCCATGCAACTGTCAGGAATGATTGCATCATACAGTACTTTGATTTAATTTAAAAGACTCAATAACAGGGTAGGTAATAATGTTGGATAAACCAAAAGTTGAAAATCATGAACATTTTGAAATAGCCGATAAGATATGCGAACGTGCATTGCGTGGGATTCCGCAAGATAGATGGATAAGAGGAAACCATGAAATGAACGCCATGATAAAAGCATACATGGATTTAGTTCGAGTGATTCAAGCAATGCATGAGGAGAAAATAGAAAAGGGGCAACCGAAGTCGCCCCAATCATTACGGAGGTAATACCTCCCTATATCACAGGTTAGGCTCCAGGTGAACCAAAAATACAACGTGGGTCTGAGAACCCAAAGCTGTAACGTTCACGAGCTTTAAACCTCATGTTGCCTGTGTCGAAGTCTGCTTCCATGTTTGTGGATAGCGGAGTACGCTCAAAGTGGATCATTCCACGAGGAGCATCTGTCATGATGAAGAATGCATCAGGATCAGTTAGGAAGTCGTTAACGGCATAACCGTTTGGCAACATACCCATTGATCTTAGAGCATTTACATCATTATCCGCCGTACCAACACGAAGGTTAGATACCATCAGACGCTCTGCAACGAATTGCAGTTGTCTTGGGATAACCAACTTCATGCCACGTAAAGCAACTTTAAGACCACGCTCATCTACAAATCCTGCAATGTTGATCAAAGCATCTTCAAGAGATGTTTCGTTCAAGTCAGCAGCAGTTGCAGGTTCGTTGGCAAACGTACCACCTGAAGTAAGTGGGTGGGACGCATCACATAACGCAACGCCGTCACCACCTGCAAAAGCGCCTGCGGTAAATGCGTTGTTAAGAACTGAAGCAGCCTTAACTTGCTTTGTGTGTGCCATTGAACGAGCCAACGCACGAGTATAACGTGAACCAAGACGATCATAAAGATTGTCTTCGATAGCTTCCTCAGTAATTGAGAATGCCAACGCTATTGTTTCGTGGTTGTAACGAGCAGTGTATGCTTCGTTAGCGTCGTCAAAATTTACTGCGCCACCTTCTGATTTAGTCGGTGCCGCTCCGAAACCAGACAACATTACTTCTTCTTCGAATGCTCGATCAGAAGATTCTGTTGTATAGATCTCTGCATGTTGGTTTTCGTACCTATCGTACTCCATACCAAACAAGGCGTTGAGACCTGGTTCCAACTCTTTCGCTAATTGTGCGCGAGATATAGCCATAAGTTAGTCTCCTTATACGCCAGTAGTCGATGGAGTTCCGGCTGCAATCGCACCATTTGGTGAATTGAAGCTGTTATTCAATCGAACAATTAAAGGAATACCCGCAGCAGTGAAGTCACTGTTCTCAGGATCATCTTGAATACCGATGATACGGAGATGCAATGCTGCTGTGACAGCGATAGTTCCGACAGCTAACTTAGCTGATGAGATACCAGTGGTTGTTGAACCAGAAGCACCTGTAGCAAAGTTTGCGTTTGCGAACACATGTCCTCGCGCAGTCGCCTCACTGGTTAGTGTGCCGTCTGAACAGATAACAAATGATTGCAAAGGGTTGTCGTAAATAAAGGCTTTGACAGGGAAATTAGAATCCGCGCCAGAACCGGGCCAGTAATTAGAAAATATTTTTTCACCAGTAGTGGACGAAACGTATTCACAACCGCCGAAAACACCTAAAAGACCTACAGAGCCACCCGCAGCCGCGCCAACAATGTCAATAAAGCCAGTTGATAGCGGGATTACAGGAGAGCCTTGATAGATCGCGTTAGTGTTTCCAGAGGCAATACGATACTCGGTCGCACCAGTGGTGTTAGCAGCCTGACCGACTACTCCAATCGGACGTAGTCCGAATGCACCGTTAGTGTTTGCCATAGTAGCAATCCTCTATATTAGTCGGAGTCGCGTTCGCGGCCTCCGAAGGTTACACGACTTTGCCGACTATTAGAAATCGGCATCGAAGGATGTTGTTCCTTCATCAAGTCCTGATCCACAGCAGTCATTTGTTCGCGGGTTCGGCCCCCGTAATACTCGTTTCTCTCATGCGCTGTCTCTTCAGGTATGCGACACAGCATCAGTCCACCTTGTCCGATCACTCCCTGATATTTGCCATCATCGATGACAGGAGCTTCATAGTGAGGATACTCATCTGCACGAACGGGTTCCCATCCTTCACGTAGTTTAGCATGGACGTTCATCTTGTCCTCTTCGCCACGCATTGCAATTCGTATCCATCGATGCACAAAACCCGTTGGGGCTTCTGGTGCTTCAAGGTGACTGGGCGGTGCCCATGGTTTTCTGCGAGATTCTGCTTCTCGTGTTTCGCTTTTACGCGGTGTCCTATCAGCCATTTCTTACTCCTTCACGTATTTGGCGTATTCTTCAAGAGGTACGCCCAGTTTCTTCGCAATTGCGACCTGTGAATGCGATAACTTGACCGACCTGCGCCCCTGTTTGGTACTGCGGGATGCGGAGGAATTAGCAGAAGCGACCTGGGTTCCTCCACCCGTTTTCTTAGCCGCTTCAAACTTGTGAGGGAACTCACTACGAATACGACTATCAATCTCACTATAGTATTCATCACTCTGCGGGTCAAACCCTTCTTCTTCAATAAGTTGTTGATGAATAGCAAAAGCTGCTGTTGTCATAACCCTGTCTTGCCCAAACCACTCGTTTTTGGTTGCCCAATCTTCTGCTCGTGGATCTGGTTTTGCTGCGGGTTGTTGCTGTTGTGCAACAGGTTTTGCTGCGGGTTCTTGTTTTTGAACCTGCACCTTGGCCTGTTGGTCTGCTTTTGTTTTTGCAGACTCATACCGTTGTTTCTCAACTGCAAGTTTAGAAATCAACTCTTGAGCCTCAATCATCTTATCTGTATCGCCGCTCTCGTGAGCTTCTTTATACATCTGTTTTGCAGAAAGAGATTGGGACTCTAAACGATTACCGTATTCGTTTAAGTAACCTGAATCCAAAGACTGAACTCTAGTCTTTAGTTTCTTGTTCTCTTCTATCAATTGTTGAGAAAGTCTAACAGCTTCTGCTTTATCTCGTTCTTCTTGACGATACTTTTCAGTCAGCTTTTTTATGCGATTCTGAACACCCTTGCTATAAGACTCTAGTTCATCTTCCTGAGTCTTCTCTTCTTTTACAGGTTCTTCTGTCTCAACTTTAACCTCTTCTGAAGAAGTCTTCTCCTCCTCTTTCGGAGCCTCTTCTTCAGGGGTTTCTATAACTATTTCTTCTGCAACTTCGTTTTCTTCTGCCATGACCTATTTCCTTACACTTGTTTGACATCATCAGGTTCAAGAATCGTAGCAATGACTTCATCATCATTGATTATACGAACCTCACCACCATCGATCTTGAATCGAGAACCAGAGTAACGACCAATGCAAACCCATTGACCCTCCTTGCACCATGGCTCACTCTTGGGTCCAAACTTATCTGGATCCTTGTAAGCTAACGGGCCAAGCTTCATCACGTATGCTACAGTCGTAGCTACAGACTCACGCTCTCGCACTTCATCAGGAATATATAAGCCACTCGCAGTTTTAGCTTTGCCCTGATACGGCATAACTAAAACCCGCCAACCAGTTGGTTGCGGGAGCCTTTCGAGTAACGGTTTGTCTAAGAGGGACGGGTCTAGCACCCGTTCATTAGCGTCAACATATGCGCTATTCAAAGAATCAGAGGACTTAACCTCTTCTTTTTCTTTGTTCATTTTCTGCGCAAGATGTTCAGGAAGATATAAAGTCTTCGACATCGTCTACGTTTTTCTCCAGCAGGGACTTAATTTCCTCTCGAGCAAAAGAGAGTCCCCGTATCTCTCCTACCGACATTTTATACTGCTCCCAGTCCTTAACAGAACCGTGAGAAAGAGCACTTGAGATATCCTGTTCGCGCTCTTCTAATTTTTTATACAAATATTTAGCTAAGTCAACAAGATCCATTAATACGTTTTTCCCCGGTTGGGATTGTATCTAACATCTCCACCCATAGCAAACTCCTCTGGCTCACCACGCTTCTTACGTTTTAACGTATTGTTGCGTCCTTTGAGTGTGTTGTATTTGGACGTTGGATTCTTCTTTTCATCCGTCATAGCTTCTGACAAAGCATCCTCAATAGATTTCTTTGTTTCTTCTGTTATCCCAGGGAACGATTTTTCCTTCCCTTTCTTTGCGTGTCTAGCAGAAAACCCTGATGTACGTCTTAGTTTTGTAGGTGCTTGCATGAGATTCTCCTCTAACTCAACCACTTATATATCTTCTTAGTCTCTTCTCTACGATGCTTCAAACCATTATACCCACCGTTCACTTTTTTTGTGATAGTCTTTATAACATCGTCGTTAACACCCTCGTCACAAATCTCCCAAAGTTTGTTCCTGTGAAAGAACCAAATGGCTGATTCCATGGGATATTTTGTGGCAACAAGGTCAGGATCTTTCATAACCTCGGGTAGATCCATGTCCGCTGCAAACTGAGAATAGTTATTTTTGCCCGTGCACTGAAGAAAACCTCGGCCTCGGTACAACCATCCTTGTCCCTCATTCCCCATCCTGTCACCATATACACGGTCAGCAAGGGCTTGCGGGTTCCTAGCACAACTCTCAGCATCACTTTCTGTTTTAAAGTATTTACCAAAAACTGCTAATACAGATTCTTTGCTGTAGTTTAAGTTCTCTTCTACATACCTAAACGTACCGCTCTCGTGCACAAGTTGCCCAAGAAAATGTGCCCCACGTTCTGGATTCAAAGCATAGTGATGACAAATTTTTCTTGCAGTATTAGGGCCGAATGCACCATCAGGTGTGGCTCCAATCTTTTCTTGTAGATTTTTTAGTGCTTCACTCATTTACAACCTCTTTTGATCCACAAACACGTTCATACACCATATCATCTGTATAAGCTTCTGCCCACTTGTTTTCAGTGTAGGTACAGAAATACCACAAATCATTTACGTCCGCATTTAGAAGATCTATGATGTCTTGTTGCGCTGATGTTTGTCCCTGAAGGTGTTCGATGTCGTGGACGATGTTGCTAATATACCACACCAAACCAACTAATTGCACTGCCATAGCAAAAACTAAAGCTACTGGTATCTTTAAATCACTCATGATTACCTCTTAAAGAATTTTTGCACACCACGTACACCAAACGATGCAGAGATTGCTATGCCCAAGCTGTAGAAATACCAGTCAGGTGCTTTAGAAAGCTGTTCAAATCCGCTATCTACCCACCCTTCTGTGCCAGGAATGAACGCCAAAACAAGCGGGATAGACAGGACAATTACAAACCATTCGTCCTTCCAACTCGATTGAGAACCTTGTGCCATAATGCGTTCCCAGTCAGCGACTGAAGTTTCTTTACTAAGCATGATCTTAGCTTTGGCTTCTGCCTCTGTAAGTTTTAACTTTGCACTGGCAGCTTGTGCCTGTGACTTTGCATCAAGCCAACTTCCCGCTAGATTGGCTATCGGCCCTATAAATGACTGTAACATTATTCTTCCTCCATCTTAATGCTAGTCTTCTTGCTTTCAGCCTTTGCGCTATACGCATTGAATCCCATAAAAGCTGCGACCACACCAGAGGCTGCGATTACATACACACTTGCTATATCTGTGATTAAACTTGCTGCTTTGTCAAATCCAAGCACCGAAGCAAGCAAAATAATAAACGGATAGATCAACATTCCTGCCAACGCAAACCCTGTAAATCTACGCTCTGCATTACGTTTGAGGTCTCGATCAATCATCTCAAGCCTGCGATCTTCTAAGGCAAGCTTGTTCCATTCTGCTTTTTCTATGACGCCATTGTTATTAAGATCTGCTTTCTCAAACTCTGTCATTTCTTCGACCTCGCATGTTTAATTGCAACTCTTTTGTCACGGGTGATTATAACAACCTTTCCTTGTTTGTCATATACAATGTATTTTCCACGCCGTTCAATAAGTATCACCGTTCAATTTTTATACACACCACTTTAGAATTTTGGTTAGTCACCAATACCTTAGCTTCTTTTTGTGCTGCATTGCAGGCTTCTTCACTAGAGTAACTACCCACATGGTAGTGGTCAAAAGTTCCACTCACTAATTGTAACCATAATAGCACCCACATGATCACCAACGCCCTTGCCATTTGCCGATGAAATAGAAAATGCAGAACAGGATGCCACCACTGAGGACAAAAAGAGCAA